GTACGTGCCGGGCGTGCCGAAGTAGAGGATGTCCTGCAGGCCCATCGTTCCTGCCTTCAGGCACAGTTCACCCGTGGCTGAGTCGACGGTGAAGTAGTCGTCGCATACGCATGCCCTGGCGATCGGAATCACCCCATCAGTCCTGGCGGTGCCCGGCCCACAACCAGCGGCACGGCCAGGGTAGCCGCCAGCCGCTATCCGGCCGCCATCATGTGCACCTTGACCCCCGCCCCCGCCGGTTCTGCGGTCTGCTCTCCCGCCAGGGCGTCGGTGGACAGCCATACCCGTACGGTGGCCTGTGTGGCGGTGATCGCCTCCAGCGTGACGAAAACGCCCCGGCTGTCGGTCGGGTCGGGGTCGACGGCGATAGCGCTGATGACCGGGGGCTGCGCGAAGGGCCGGTTGTAGACCCACGTTGCGCGTCCGTCGGCGGCTGTGGTGACGATGGAGGCGGCGGGCAGCGCGCCCGGCTCTCCCTGTGGTCCCTGCTCTCCTTGGGGGCCGCGTTCTCCTTGGGGGCCGCGTTCGCCGGGGTCGCCCTTCGGGCCTGGCTCGCCCTTCGGGCCCGGCTCGCCCTGGGGACCCATGCGGCCCGGCTTCCGCGACAGCGTCCTCGACGTGCGGCTGACGTCCCGCAGAACACCGCCCATCGGGTTACCCGGTATCCGCCGTGCCGCAGATCCGCGCGACGCCATGGCTCAGCCCTCCATATCGCTGCTCATCGGCGCCAGCGTCACCTGCACACTCTCGCCATCGCCGTCTTCCTCGACTTTCACGGCCACGATCTTCAGCCGCTGCTTCAGCGGCCGGCAGGTGACCGCCGTCGCGACATCAACGGACCAGCCGGGCACCAGCCAGGCGACCTCGACTGCCGCCTCCGGTGAGATCGTCACCTCTTCCGTCGCCAGGAACACCGGCACCGGGTAGGCCGCGCCCCGCCGCGACCGCGCCGCCGCCGCCGCGGAAGAACTCGTCGTGATCGACGTCTCCTCGATGCTGCGCTCCAGCAGCCCGTAGTACGAGTCGCTGCCACCCGCAACGCCCTTCACACCGCTGTCGGCGTCGCCGTGGACGACGACCCGTGTCGCCAGCGCTGAACCGTCCTCGGCGACGACCAGGCCGTCAGGGAAGTCCGAGTCGGTGAGCGTGCCCACGCTCGCCTCCCACGTCTCCGGCATCAGAATGATCGCCGACCCGACCGCGGTGTAGTCGAGCCCCGTGTCAGCCAGATCGCGCAGATGGTCACCGGTCTGCCCGATGTCCTGCTGATACTGACGCCCGCCCTCGACACCGGCCCGGCCGAGGACCTGCACCGAGTGACCTGGGTCGTCCGGCGCGAACCCATCTTGGATCAGCCACGCGGCGATGTCCGTCAGGTCACTGCCGTCGAAGACGATCGAGTCGTGCGGCACCCGCCGGTCGAGCCACACCAGGACATCGCTCGCCCACAGCTCGACCTGCCCGAGCCGCCACTCCGCCTGGATGATCGGCCCCTCCCACACGGGCACCCCGTCGCGAGCGATCGCCAACTTGTGCCGCCACGTGCGGACCCGGCCCAGCGCAGCACAGCAGTCCCCGTCCGGGTTGATCAGCACCCGCGCCGTCGACACGTCGTCGAGGACACGCGACCACTCCACCTGCATCAGCACGTCAGCGTGGGCGACGACCGACCCGTCACGGTCGACGATCATCGCGGAATGCACGCCGCATCCGGCCGTAGCCATGGCACCCCCCAGAGCGAGGAACAGCCCGGCCCACAACCAGCGGCAGACAGCAGACTACGGCGTCAGTAGCCGCGGCCCGTGAACCCGATCGTCACCATCGCATCGTCTGCCGGTGTGAGGATCGCGTCCGTCTCCAGGCAGACGCACAACGTGCCGCAGTCGATCTCGGGCCAGGACAGCGGCGCCCCGCCACGGCCCCACACGTTCGTGCTCGTCTCGCAGGTGCCGCCGCACTCGACGATCGCCCGCCTGACCTGCCCGTCCAGCACCAGGGCGCCGTTCGCTGGCACGAACCCGACATCGAACACCGCGAGCGGATCACACCGCTTCTTCACCGCGATCTCCTCGCACGTCAGCCCCTCGTCCGCCTCCGACCGCTCATACAGCGTGATCGTCAGCCGCCGCAGATCCTCACTCCCGGCAAGCACGGTGATCATCGGCACGTCCGATGACCACGCCGGACGAGCGGACAAGTCCAGCTCGTAGCACGCCCTGGTCGTCGCCAGCGCCTCACAGAAACACGAGGACGGCGACGACGGCTGCGGCGGCAACGGCGGCGCGCACGCCGGGTCCGCGCACAGCGAGGCGGTGTCCCGGCACTCGGCCAGCCGGCACGGCGCATCGTCCGCGCACTCCCCCGCCGCGCCCGCCCCGGTGTGCAGACACCAGGTGATGCAGTCGCTGCCGTCGTCGGTGGGGACACTCACGCTCAGCGCAGGCACCTCGTCGGTCCACGCCCACGGCGTCGCCGCGGTCAGCACGAACTCGACCGTGAGAATGTCCGCGCCGCGGCTGCACTGCCCGGCCGCGCACGAGCCGTCGCCGTTGCGTGCCGTGACGGTCGGCCCCTCCACAAGCGCGACGCGCCGGTAGGTGCGCCGGTAGCGGGCAAGGAACTCCTGCGGTGTCTCCTCGCCGCCTGGGCAGCACTTGAACATTTCGACGCAGTCGCCGCCGCACGCCGAGCCGGTGCAGCCCTGGAGGGCCTCGGCGAGCCAGTGCAGGCCGTACTCCACCGCGCAGCACGTCGCGCCGAGCAGGATGCCCGTGACGGTGATGGTGCGCGGCTGGATGCGGGCGGGACCGAGCGCACCGCCGCCCATGACGGCGTTCGTCACCGTGCGGCGCACCGGGTAGTCGTCGATCCCGTCGAAGGACAGCGGCAGGAACCCGACGAACTCCACGCTCTCGGGGACGTCCGGGTCGTACCAGGGAGCTGGGCTGGCCGGGTCGTCCGGCGTGGTGTACGGCAGGTGCTCGAACGTCTCGTGGGTGATCGTGTCGCAGCCGCAGACCTCGTCGGCACCCGATGTCAGCGGCGATCCGACCGTTGCGAGATAGGCCCGCAGGCGGGCCGTGTTGATGATCTCGATACCGCCGACCGAGAGGTAGTCGGTGAGCACGCGCGGACCCCCATCACAGAGTTCGCCCGGCCCACAACCAGCGGCGTTCTCAGCTTACGGCCGGCCGTGGATCACCCCAGGCTGTAGGCCATGGCTATGCGGTGCATGACTCGGGCGGCGGTCGCTTCGCCGTCGCCGACCTCGTTGATCGTGATCACGGGGGCGATCGTCACCCCGCTACCGCCGTTGCCGTTGTCGGCTCTGTTGGCGCCGATGAGGCCCATCAGTCCGGACTGCTCGACGAGTTGCGCGGCCCGGCGTGGCTTCGTCAGCGGGATGACGACCTCGGGGCCTGCTTCACCGATCAGCGCGTGGGTGGGGCCGAAGACCATGCCGCCCTCAGCGAACGGCAGATACTTCTTCACGGCGGACGGCAGCCCGGACTTGATGCTCGACATGATCCGCCCGCCGATGTTGCCGAGCGCGCTGACGATCTTGCCGGGCAGTCCTGAAAACAGGCTGACGATCCCGGAGATCAACGAACCGACGGCGGACCGCGCCGAGCTGGCGGCACTGGTGAAAACGCCCCTCAGCCGCCCGGCCAAGCTGTTGACCGCCGATACGATACGGCCCGGCAGCGAGGAGAAGAACGACACCACCGACGAACCGAACGAGCGGACCGCGCTGAGCGAACTGGACCCGGCCGACTGTCGTCGATGTTCCGTTCGGCCGGGCAGCGAAGCAACCACCGATGCAACGCGGCCGGGAAGCTGGGCGAAGAACGACGTCGTCGACGACAGGAACCCGCTCACCGCCGAACGCGCCGAGCTGAACGCCGACGTGAACACCGACAGCAACCGCGCCCTGAGCGACGACAGCGCCGACATGATCCGGCCGGGCAACTCCGTGAACAGGAACACGATGCCGGCGATGCCCGTGAGGATCGAGATGGCGACGCCTGCGACCGCCTGCACGAACAGCGAGACGAGCAGACCGGGCAACGCTGCGAGCCCCGA